GGATGCCAAGCGCACCGATGTCACCTTCCTCGCCCCGTGGCGCGACGAGGTCACCGGCTGGTGCGATTTCGCCGCCGACGCCGGCTTCGATTCGACCGTGGTGGCTTGGCACCGCTCGACCGGCGGGCGCACCCTGTACACTTGGAAACCCGCCGCCGACGCTTCCCTGCGCTGCGGCGACTTCCGGTCGTGGCAGACCGTGAGCGAACTCCTCGACGCCGGCCTGAGTGACCTCGAAACCATCAGCGCGACCGTCGGCCGCGCCATCGCGACCGAGTTCCTCGCCTTCGCCGCCTTGGCCAAGGCGCTCCCGACGCCCGCCGAGGTCTTCGCCAACCCCGCCGGCGCCCGCGTGCCTGAGGAGCCGTCCGCGCTCTTCTTCATCGCGACCAACCTCGTCCGCGTCGCCAACGCGAAGCAAGTGCCCGCGCTGCTCGCTTACATCGACCGCATGCCGCGCGTTTACACCGCGCTCGCCGCTCGCGACCTGCACCGCCGCCACGGCGACAAGCTCGCTTCAATCCCTTCATGGAACCCGTGGTTCCTCGCCAATCAAGACCTGTTCGCCTGAGCAATCCAACCTCAACTCATCATCACCATGACCTCATCATCCTCCCCCCTCGCTCGCCGCGCCGTGATCTGCACGCTCTCCACCGGAGCGTGGCGCGTCGAAAAATCGCACGACGGTGAAACCCGCGCCGTGAATGCAAAGCACGGCACCCGCGACCTCGCGACCGTGAAGGTCTCGATCTGCGAGCACCCCGCGCTGTTGGCGATTTACAAGTTGCTCGCCGAGGCCCGCGCCGAGCACAACCGGCTCACCCTGCCGGCCGGCGACAAAGGCGTGCGGCTGCTGCCGGTCGCCCGCCAGATGGAGCACACTCGCCTGATGGCCGACTTCCGCGCCCGCCTCGACACCCTGCTGCGCGATTTCCTCGCGGCTTACCCCGCCGAGCGCGCCTCCGCGCCGGCTCGCCTGAATGGCCTGTACGTCGAACGGCAATGGCCCGCGACGGTCGCGGAGGTCGAGGCGAAGTTCGCCTTCGTTTGCCGCTACCTGCCGGTGCCCGAGGTAGGGCAATGGGCCGACTGGATGAACGAAGCCGCCGCCGAGGGCCAAGCCGACCTGCATGAGCGCCTACGCAAGGCGATCACGCTGGTCGCCCAGCGCCTCGCCGACCCCAAGGGCCGCGTCTTCGACAGCCTCACCGGCAACCTCGCCGAGTTGATCGCGCTTGTGCCCGATCTGAACCTCGCCGCCGACCCGACCATCGCCGCGATGGCCGACAAAGCGAAGGCGCTGCTGGAGCACGACACCGACACCCTGCGCGACGATCCACTCGCCCGCGCCGACATCGCCGCCAAGGCATCCGAAATCGTTTCACTCTTCAATCTCTCCTGACCATGACCTCGAAATTCACCGACCCGCTCACCCGCATCGCCGCCGCCCGCTCATGGGCGCTCGACTCGCTCAATCCGGATGTCCTGTTTTACGCAACCGCCGGTCTGCACCTGCGCGACGTGATCGACGAGTCGATCCCGACCGCGTGCACCGACGGCCGCGTCATCCGCTGGAATCCCCAGTTCCTCGCCAAGCAAAGCGACGAGCAGGTGCGGTTCATCCTGCTGCATGAAATCCTGCACTGCCTCCACGGTCACTTCTGGCGGCTGCCGATCACCGACGAGGGCAACGTCGCCGGCGACTATGCCATCAACCGCGTGCTCCGGACCGTCGGCGGACTGAAGGCGCCGGCCGGCGTGCTCGACGACCGCAAGTTCGACGCCCTCGCCGAGGAGGAAATCCTGAAGGCGCTGCGCCAGCAGCCCCAGCAGACGCCCCAGCCGCAGCCGCAGGACGGCGACGGCGACGGCGACAAGGGTGACGGCACCCCCCAGCCCGCCAAGCCCGCCAAATCGAACGCAACGCCCGACGACAAGGGCGGCTGCGGCGGCTTCACCCAGCCCGCGCCCGACGCCCAGCCGGCCGACGGTGCTGGCGACGGTGACGGCGACAAGCCCCAGCCCGCCGTCGCCAAGCCGACGACGCTGCGCGACGAGTGGGACCGCATCACGGTTCAGGCCGCGCAAGCCGTGCAATCGCTCCAGCAGGGCCGCATGCCGGCCAACGCGGACCGGCTGCTCGCCCGCATCCGCGCCGCCGCCAAACCGGACTGGCGCGCCGAGACGGCCGACTTCCTCCGCAGCGTGACCCCGACCCGCACCGACTGGTCTCGCCAGTCGCGCCGCACGGCGACCGCCGAGGTGATCTACCCGCGCCGCCGTCGCGACGAGGTCGGCACCGTGGTGTTCGTCCGCGACACTTCCGGATCGGTATCGACCGACCTCGTCGCCAAGTTCAACGCGCATATCGGCGACCTGATGGCCGACACCGGCTGCGATGCCGTCGTCCTCGACGCCGATGCCGAGGTGCAAGCCGAGCATCGCCTGACCGCCGGCGAGGACGTGCCCGACCGCGCTTCCGGCGGTGGCGGCACCGACTTCCGCCCTGCGTTCACCCGCGTGCGTGAGTTGATCGACGACGGCGAGAAGATCGCCGGCGTCGTATATCTCACCGACCTGATGGGCACGTTCCCGTCGGATGCGGAGGTCGGCGACACGCCGCTCTTGTGGGTCGCGACGACCGACCTGACCGGCCCGCTCGGTCGCACCGTCCGGATCGAAGCCTGAGCCCCAGCCCTCCCGCTCGCGGGGAGGGCTCCACTCAGCCCTCGAAACCATAAAACGAAAAACCATGAAATCGATCAACTGGATACTGTATCGCCAAAGCCAATACGCTACGCTCGACGATGCCCTCAAATTCGGCGCCACGTCGATGACGAAGAGCATTCCCGACCTGAAGACCGCCGAGACCGCCCTGCGCGCCGCCGTCGCGGCGGTCGAACTTCTGGAGCACCGCTCCTCCACCGATGACTTCCGCATCACCCTCACCGTCGATGGCCAAACGCTGCCCGAGTGCGCGCTCATCGACTCTATCAAGACCCTTCGCCGCAACGCCTGAACCTTTGCCCGCCATGATCACCCGTTCCCGCCAAAATTGGAGCATCAACTCCACCGTGCGCGTCGGCTTCCTCCGCCTCCGCGTCATCGGCGTCATCCCGACGCCCGCCAACTTCCGCCCCGACGAGTACGCCCTCGAAAGCCTCGACGGTCGCGCCTTCTATCGTTTCACCCCGCACCACGGGATCGTCCGCGTGGAGTCACGCGCCGCCGCCGTCGAGCCGACCTTCTAAACCCATGAAGCTCGACTCCACGTCGATGGGCATCGATTTCGAGCCTTACGTCGAGGTGCTCGCCCGTAGCGTGAAGCGAGCCCGATTCATCCTGAGCCGACCGCGCCGATACCCGCCGACGAGCAACCTGCACAAGTGGGCCCTCGCCGTGGTGATCGAGTCACGTTGCTACCTGCACCATCGCTTCATCGACCTGCCGTATCAACCCGCCAAACCCGCCCGTGATCAATATATACCCGACCATCGCCATGCCCGCCTATAAATACATCACCGACGAAGCCTTCACGCTTCTCACCGAAATCGGATTCCCCGCCGAGCCCCTCATGCGCGGCGAGCATCAGGTGCCGCACTCGCGGCATCGCGCCCTCATCGCCAGTTTCGACGGCTGCGCGGTGCTCGACCCCGAGGCGTTCACGTTCCGCCTCTTCAGTTCAGTGAGCGGTGCGTATAGCGACTTGAGAATCCCGTCGCGGATCGTCGCGCAGCGGAAACCATTCTGGAAGAAAACCGTGATGCGCTGGTATACCAAAGCCGTTTTCTCGCTCGCCGAGGCGAGGCGCCGCGAGGAGCAGCGCGAAACGGAGGCGCGGCAGCAGCGCGAGCGCGTGCTCGCCGCGATGGCCCAGCATATTCCCGCCGACGTGAACGTCACGCCCGAGCGCGTGTACGATATGCTGCCGATGCATTTCGACGCCCACGATGAACTGAGCCCGAGCAGTTACATGATGAATTCGATCCGGTTGGACCTGCATGACCTGCCAAACGAGCAAAGCATCCCGATGGTCGCGCGGCTCCTCGCCTTCCTCGAAAAGGAAAAAATTCCGTTCCATTCGTAACTGTTCGCGAGCGCCGGCGGTTTTTCGAGCCGCCGGCGCTTTTTCCGTTGACGAAAAGAAATCCACAAGCGGATGTCGCCGTCCCCATGACGCCTTCCCAGATTGCATCCCGACTCGGCCGGCTCGCGCGAGGTAAGCCGAAAAAATACAGCCCTGAGGAACTGAAACGGCGCACCGAGCGCCTCCATAAAGCCGCGAAGGCTTTTCACCGTAAGAAAAAGAAAGCCAAACGATGAGCCCGTATTTTGGCGGGGAGCCCTCCAATCTGGGGCGCGTCTCCGCGTTGCCTGTTTCCACGTTCGCGGAGTTGGTCGAGAAAGTGATCGGTCACGGCGTGCCCGTGCCGTTCAGCCAAGCCGATCTCCTCGCGATGCCCGAGAAGGACCAGAACGCTGCAAAGAAGACGAAGTACATCGTCCCCTGCACGTTTCAGACAAGCCCCAGCCCGCGCCAAACGTCCGCCGCCGTCTCGGCCGGCACGCTCTGCCTCGACATCGACGATAGCGAGCAAGCCGGCCGGATGCTGAAAACTGGTTTTGAGAAAAGTCTCGGCGACCTCAATTGCGTCGTCTGGCACACCGCCCGCTCGACGCCCGAGGCCCCGCGTCTGCGCGTGGTCGTCCAATGCGAGCCCATCGTGGTCTCCCGCTACGGCTTCGCCGTGACGGCGCTCGCCGGTCTGCTCGGCATGGACTCGGTCAACCATGAGTCGAAGGTGCCGGTGCAGCCGATGTACCTGCCGCTGGCGTTTAAGGACGCGGAGTTCAGCCCGATCATTTACTCCAAGACCGACGGCCGCGCCTTCGATCCGTCGGCGCTGGAGGGGCTGGAAGAGTTGCGCGGCGCGCCGGCCGCGAACGAGCCCGAGATGGGCGACATCGAATACCTGCGCGCTCCGCTCGACGACCTGTCCCGCGACGAGATCGTGGACGCCTTGTCCAAAATTCCCGCCGACTGTTCGATGCAGCAGTGGGTCGAGATCGGAATGGCCCTGAAGCATCAATTCGGCGAGGCCGGCTATCCCCTCTGGGACGACTGGTCCGCGTCGGCGCCTGACAAGTATCCATCGCAGGAAGAGACCGCGAAACGCTGGGCGTCGATGAAGGCCCAGCCGAAAGACCGCGTGCCGGTGACGATCCGCAGCGTCATCCGCATCGCGACCGAGGCGGGTTGGAACAACCGCCCGCTCACCCAGCGCATGTTCGATGCGGCTCGCGACTGGATCAAAAATCCCGCCCGCACGCCCGAGGACCTGCTCGACGAGGGCGCCAAGCGCCTTGCCAAATTGACGACGGTGATCGGCCCCATCGAGTCGAAGGTGCTGATCTCCGACCTGCATTCGACGATCCGCAGCCGTGGTCTTCGCGGGCCGACGGTGCAGGACATCGCGAAAGAGGTCACGCGCCTCGCGAGCGCCGCATCCCGCGCCTCCGCCGGCCATCCGCCGTGGGCGTCGAACATCGTGTTCCTGACTGCGTCCAACATGTTTTACCAAACTCTCGACGACCGGAAAATCCGTCGCGAGGTGATGGACCTGATTCGCCGGTCGCCCGTGCCCGACATGTCCACGTCGCACTACCTGATCCACGACGCCGGCATCCCCGTCTGCGAAAATCTGCGATACGAGCCCGCCGAGAAAAAGCGCCTGTTCACCGCCGACGGCGTGCCGTTCATCAATTCCTACCGGCCGACGTACCCCAAGCCCGACTACTCCCAAAAGGACGAGGCCGGCGCTCTGGTGCTCATGCATATCAAGAATCTGTTCGGCCTCGAATGGTATAAACACGGCATGAACTTCGCCGCGCTGCCGGTAAAACTGCCGGGGAAGAAGTGCCGCTGGGCGGTCTTCATCCACTCGGCACTCGGTGCCGGCAAGGGCGTGTACGCCTACATCATCGAGATCGGCGTAGGTAAAACGAACCTGCGCCGCGTGAGTCCCGAGCACATTCTCGCCGGCACGCACAACGGCTGGGCGGTAGGCTCGCAGGTTTGCGTGTGCGACGAAATTCACACGGGACATAACAACGGCCAACGCATGATGGACGTGCTGAAGCCGCTCATCTCGGACGACATGATCGCCGTGCGTGAGTTGTACGAGCCGGTGCGGACGGTGCCCAACATCACCAACTGGCTTTTCTTCTCCAACTTTCGCGACGCCCTGCGCGTGCACCAAGACGACCGCCGGTACTTCTGCGTGCCGTCTCCGCTGCAAACCCGCGCTCAGGTCGCGACGCTCGGAGCAGACTACTTCAAAAAACTGTACTCGGAATTGTTCCGTCTGCGCGGCGGCGTGCGGGCGTTTCTGGAATCGTGGGAATTCACCGACGATTTCAACCCTGAGGGTCGCGCACCGCAGACCGATTTCCTGAATGAGATGGCCCGCATCACCGCGAGCCCGCTGCGTCGTGCCGTGCAGGAGGTCTTGGAAGACGAGCCGCACTCACTGGTGCGTCGCGATCTGGTCTCCATCACGGCGCTGCGCGGCTGCATCTCGCGGGACGGCGTTCCGCCGTTCTCCGATCAGGCGCTCGCGAACATTCTCCGCGAGGAGGGTTTCGTTTCCGCTGGCCGGCATATCATCGACGGGTCTCGCCACACGCTGTGGACCACTGGTCCGGTCGAGGCGGCGCCGGATCAAGCCCGCCTTCGTTTTGACCTATTGTGACAAATTGTGTTGACGGAAAACAAAAACAGTAAACGTATTAAGCCATGAGCCGAAAAGTCTACGGAGTCTACCGTTACCCTGAGACGCCCAAGTCTCGCCTCTTCAACCCCATCGCGCTGGGCCTTCTGCTCGGCGTCGCGCTCGGAACCACCATCGCAGCCATCGTTTTTTCCCTATGATCGAAACTGAAATCCAAAAACTCACGGCTGCGGTCACGCAGCTTACCGTAACCGCCGAGGCGCTCCTCGAAACGCTGCGGCATCGCGCTCCTTCGGCGCCTGTAGAGGTTGCTGCTATCGAGCCTGCGCCGAAACCAAAGAAGGTGAAAGCCCCCAAGGTCGAAGAGCCCGCGCCGGTTGTTGCGCCCGCGCCCGAGCCGGCTCCTGAGCCCGCCAAGGTTGTGCCGCCGGCGGTAGAAGGCTTCACCGTGCAGGACCTGCGCGCCGAGGCCCAGAAGGCTTTGGAGACCGGCAAGTCTGCCGAGATCGTTGCCCTCAACAAGGAATACGGAGTGAAGCGCATCTCCGAGGTCACGCCCGATCTGTATCCGGCGATCATCAAAAAACTGAGGGCCATCAATGGGCAAACGTGATGTCATAGACCTTGGTGCCTCGTCGGCCCATAGGTGGACCCGCTGCACGGCGAGTCCCAAGTTCATCGTCGAGCACGCCAACGAACTGCCCGAGGATTCGACGATTTGGGCCGATGAGGGCACGCAAGCGCATGAAGTGTCTCGGTGTCTCTTGGAGGGTAACGGCGTTCAGCCCGAAACCCCAGAGGAGATGCTCAAGCACGTCATGGTCTACGTTAATCACGTCCGCTCGCACCAAACGGCCGGCGCACGGCTCACCGTGGAGAAGCGCGTCCCGCTTTTTTACCTGCCGGCGCGCAACGGCATCGTGGACGCTGCGACCCAGCGCCCCGACGCTCTCTTTATCGACGACCTCAAGTACGGCATGGGCGTCTCGGTCGAAGCCGTGGAGAACGAGCAACTCGCGATCTACGCCGAGTCGATCATCCGCCAGTGGGAGCAGATCACGACGTTCTCTCCGGATCATCCGGTGCATCTTTCCATCGTGCAGCCTCGCGACCGGAACAATCCGGTGGCGATCCGGACGTGGAGTTTGACGCGCCGTGAGTTGTCGGCGTTCACGACGAAGATCGGTGCCAAGGCGTACCAAGCCCTGAACGGCAAGGCCGAGTTTGTACCGTCTGACGATGCATGTAAATTCTGTCCCGCGAAGGGGATTTGCAGCGCCTACGCCACGCAGGGGTTGGTCCAACTCCCCGAGGAGGCGCGCATCATCAACCTGCCCGACCCCGGTTCCTTAAATCGTGATCAGCGCATCCAAGTGTTAAAAGCCAAGAAGGTGCTGACCGAGTGGATGGATGCAGTGCACGCGCAAGAAGTTTCCGACCTGATGAACGGCGCGGAGCCTAAGGGCTTCAAGCTGGTCGAAGGTCGTGCCAATAGGACGTGGGTGGATTTCGACGCGGCTCTCAAGCTGCTGAACAACCACCTGACCATCGACGAATTGAGGCCCCGCGCCGACCTCATTTCGCCCGCCAAAGCAGAAGCGGCGCTGAAGGGGATCGAGTTGTCCACCAAGTTCCAAAACAAGCTCCAGAGCCTCATTACGAGGCCCGAGGGGAAGCCCACTTTGGTGCCCGAGGACGACAAGAGACCCGCTATTCAAACCAACAGTCAGTTAGAAAACCTAGATATCATATGAAGCCCAATGTCATCAGCCTCCAAAACGTGAGGCTCTCGTTCCCCGCATTGTTCCGCGAACGCAAGTTCTCCGAGAGCGACGCCAAGGGGTCCTACAGTGCGACGTTCATCTTAGACAAAAAGACGAACGCCAAGGAGATCGCCGCCATCAAAGGCGTCATCGACGGCCTGATTCGCGACACGTTCAAGGGCAAGAGCCCCGGTTCGCAGCGCATCTGTCTGCGCGATGGCAGCGAAAAGGAAGGCACCGACGGCTATGGTGAAGGCGTGATGTTTATCGCCGCCCGCACCGACAAGCGGCCATCGGTTGTCAACCGCGACCTCACGCCCTTGACCGAGGAGGACGGCAAACCCTACGCCGGCTGCTACGTCTATGCGACGATCGAAATCTGGGCGCAGGACAACCAGTACGGAAAACGCATCAATGCCAAGTTGCGTGCGGTGCAGTTCTTTAAGGACGGCGCGCCGTTTGGTGAGGGCCGCATCGACGTGTCCAAGGAGTTCGCTCCTATCCCTGACGACGATGAGTCCCCCATCTGAGCGCACCAACGTCATCTTCGCCGCGAAGGCGTATGCCGAGGTGCTCCGGTCCGATCCAGTGATGGCTCGGCAAATCAAGGAGCACATCCCCGTCGGGCAGCTTTTGGAGTTGCTCGATCTCAGTGAGGAAGAGGTCCTCGAAACCTTCCGCATCCCCGCGAAGGATGCGGACCATGAGTAAGCCATGAGGTACGAGACTGGGCAACCTGCGTCAGTGGTGGCCCACTTTTTATGGACTCAAGCGAATTTGAATTTGGTGGAACAACTTATGAGCCAGAGCGCGACCGTGATCGTTTAGCCCGACAACTTTTGCGCGTGAAGCGGGCGGTTTCCGATGGGCAATGGTGGACCTTGGAAAAATTGGAGCGGGAAATCGGCGCTCCTCAGGCGAGCATCAGTGCTCGATTACGCGACCTCCGCAAACCACGGTTTGGCGGTCACACGGTCGAACGTCGTTACCTATCAAGAGGGCTCTTTGAATACCGTTTCAAAGTTTCCGAGGATGAGATTATCGGATGAAGGTCCACATCGACATCGAGACCCGTTCACGCGCCGATCTCCCAGAGGTCGGCGCGTATCGTTACGGTTGCGACGAGAGCACGCAGGTCTTCATGGCCGCGGTCTCCGAGGAGCACGCCGACGCGCCGGTCTACCTTTGGGTAAACCCGTTATTTCGTGATGCGGGGGTGGAGAGCGAGCCCGAGGCTCTGGAGTTGCTCGCGCAAGCCGATGAGGTGCGTGCCTTCAACGCGCCTTTCGAGCAGCCGGTTCTGCACGGCGTGAATTTCCAACCGTCGGTGCCCTTGGAAAACTGGCGCTGCACGCAAGCAATGGCCCGCATAGCCGGCTTACCTGAGTCACTGGAAAAGTGCGGCGACGCTTTGGGCATTGCCGCCAAAAAAGACGCCCGCGGAAAGGCGTTGATCCGCTTGTTCTCGATTCCAAACGAGGACGGCACGTTCAACGAGCCTCGCGATAACCGCGAGAAGTGGGCCGAGTTTTGCGAGTACTGTCGGCAGGACGTGCGTGCTGAGAAGGAGATTCACCGCATGCTGCGCCACAAGTTCGACCTCAAGGGCGACCTTCTGGAGACGTTCCTGTTCACCATGCGGATGAATCACACCGGCATTCCGGTGAACGTGACGGCGCTGCAAAACGCGCAAGCAATCATCGACAACGTCCAGAGCGTAGCGGGGGAGCGGTTTGAGCAGATCACCGGCCTGAAGATCACGCAACGCGCCAAGGTCTTGACGTGGTTGCAGGGTCGCGGTGTGAAGATCACCGACATGCAAGCCGACACGCTTGCGGCGGTGAACACGTCGTCTGTTTCACCCGACGTGGCCGAGGCGATCTCGTATTATATACAACTCTCTTACGCTGCCGCCAAGAAGGTCTCCACCATGCTCGACTGGGCGATGCCCGACGGTCGGATGCGTGGCGTGATGAAGTTCTACGGCGCCGGCACTGGACGCTGGTCGGCCGGCGGTCCTCAGATTCAAAATGCGAAGAAGGCGACGCCGGCCATGCGCCCGATCACCAAGATGGCTTATGCGTCGATCTGCACGGGTGCGACGGCCGAGGGCATCAATGCCGTGTACGGTGAACCGATGGAGGTCGTTGCCTCCTGCATCCGCCATTTCGTCCACGCGCAGTATGCGAACCTGCTCGACGCCGACTACAACGCCATCGAGGCGCGGCTAATCTGCTGGCTCGCGAAGGAGCAGGAGATGCTGAAAATGTGGGCGGGCGGCAAAGACCTGTATAAGCGTATGGCGTCGCTCATTTACAACGTGCCGATCCCGTCGGTGAACGCCGACGAGCGCGACATGGGTAAGCGCGTCATTCTGGGCTGTGGTTACGGCATGGGCGCGGACAAGTTCTTGGCGACCTGTCAGATGTTCGGCGTCAAGTGCGACGCCACTCTCGCGGATCGCGCCGTCTCGGTCTATCGCGAGCAGCATCCTGCCATCGTGAAGTACTGGCGCCGGCTCAACTTCAAGGCGATGGAGGCGGTCCGGAAACCCGGGGTCAAACAAGACGAGTTCATCGTCGAGAATGCCGCTGGCCGGCTGTACCTCTTCTGCGAGTTAGCCTCTGGTCGCCGGCTTGCCTATCCCGATCCGCAGATCGCCAACGATCCCAAGTTCGGGGAGCAATTGAACTACTGGGGACAACTGCCGATGTCCCAGCAATGGGGGCCGATCAAACTCTATGGCGGTAAGCTCGCCGAGAACATCTGCCAAGCCACTGCTGCTGACATCATGTCGCACGGCGCACGCACCGCGGAAGTTCGCGGCATGATGCCCTTCGCGCTGATCCACGACCAAGGGCTAGCGATCCATAAGGGCCAATCACCCGACGAGTTCGCCGCCGCCCTTGCCAGTGTCCCGTCTTGGGCGAAAGACCTGCCCCTCAAGGTCGAAGCCAAAGTCACTCCCTTTTACTCAAAATGAAAATACCGCAGAAATACCAAGTCTTCGACGAGCCCGTCGAAATCAGTGACAAGGACAAGCAACGGCTTTCCGTACACCTCGTCGGTTGGAACCGACTGAACGAAATTTTCCTGCTTGGAAGCATCAACGAACCAGACCTTCGCCGGCTGGTGATCATGGAGATCATGAGCTCCCGCCGCATGAGCATCGTTAGCCGGCTGCTCGGTCGGCTTCAGAAAATCCAACGCAAGCGCATCGATCAAAACATCGCCAAACTGTTCATATGAAAAAATTCTACGTCGCCGCCAACATTCTGGGAGCCGTCGAGGTCAAGGCCGACACGCCCGAGCAAGCGCACGCCAAGGCGTCACAATTCCCTTCCAAGAAGTTCAAACTGCAACCCATGCCCACTGGGCTTTGGGTGTTTGAGAGACCACCGCAGGAAGCGCCCAAGCCCGATGCGGGAAGCGGAACTTGAACAGAAGGTCGTCCGGTGGTGTAAGCAGCACGGTCTGCTGACCTACAAGTTCACGTCCCCGAGCAATCGGGGCGTGCCCGACCGTCTGATCGTCTGCACCCGTAACGGCTGCATCTTGTTTCTGGAACTGAAACAGGAAGGCGCCAAACCCACCGCACTACAGGTCCATGAGATGGGCCGGCTCACTGAAGCCGGCTGCACCGTTCACTGGGCCGACAACTTCGACGACTGCATCCGCATCCTAAGCGAATTCTGCCCGTGAAACTGAATCTGGAGAAATACCAACAGGAGATGGTCGATCATCTGCTGTCCCACGAACGCGCCTACGCCAACGTGGGTCTTGGTCTCGGTAAAACGGCATCGACGCTCTTTGCCATAAACACGCTATTCCAAGAGGGCGCCATTCGCGCCGCCTTGATCGTAGCCCCCAAGCGTGTGGCGCGCATGACGTGGCCCAACGAGATCGACAAGTGGGACCAGTTTAAGTGGATGCGCGTGGAGCACCTGTTGAACGAAGAGCCATCGGGTAACGCGCAGATTTACCTGATCAACTACGACCGGCTGGGGCAGCTACGCAGTTTGAAATTCTGCGACGTGGTGGTGTTCGACGAAATCACCCGCGCCAAGAATCCCCAGAGCAAACGCATCAACGCCATGCGCCCGCTGTTCAAGCATCAGATGCGCTGGGGTCTGACCGGCACGCCGCGACCCAACAGCCTGATGGAGTTGTTCGCGCAAGTGCGGCTTCTCGACGATGGCAAAAGGCTGGGCAAGGCTTTCACCGCGTTCCGTGACGGCTACTTCTACCCCACGGATTACATGCGTTACAACTGGGCGCCCAAGCCGGGGTCGGAGGAAGCTGTTTACGACAAGATATCGGACTTCACCGTCACGCTCCGGACCAGTGACTACCTCGACGTGCCTGACACGATTCTGGAAGACGTGGAAGTCACACTGCCGGCAAACGCTCAGGAGATTTATCACGAATTAGCGAAGGAGTTTCTGAGCCAAGTGGGGGAGGGAGACATCATCGCCCGCAATGCCGCCGTCTTGACCGGCAAACTGCACCAGATCGCGGGCGGTTCGGCCTACACCGACGACGGCACCGTCAGTGAAATTCACGACGAAAAGATCAACGTCCTCCAAGGCATAGCCCGCAAAGTGAACGAGCCTGTTTTGGTCGCGTGCAATTACGTCCACGAACGCGAACGGGTTTGCGCGGCCATCAAAGGGTCGGTCAACGCAGCCAAGTTCAAGGGCGACATCGAGAAGGCGTGGAATACCGGCAACATCCCGATGCTGGTGGCCGACCCACGCTCACTCGGTCATGGCCTCAACCTTCAGCAAGGCGGGCGAACCGTGATCTGGTTCTCACCAACTTGGAGCAGGGAACTGTACGACCAGTTTAACGCCCGCGTGGTGCGGAAAGGTCAGGGTAAGCAGCCTCTGCTGTACCGCATTCTGGCCCGTGACACCATCGACGAAGCCGTGGTGGAAACGCTGCGCGAGCGTGGAGATGCTCAGAACGAAATGCTGCGCGTGATGAACAATTACCGCCGGATGCTCTTATTTAAGGGCAACAAGGATAAGTTGAATAACGAGGGTAGCGATAAAGCTGACGATCAAGGCGACAACGGCCATCTTGCCGGTTAGCTCCGATTTCCAGTTTTCCAAAAGGGCGATCTTTCGCTCAGAATTTTCGCCTTGGTCTTTGATCTCTTGGAGCATGGTGGAGTGCTCTTCAAGTTTCGCCAACACCTTGGCGAACATGGCGTCATTACTGTGCGGATCGAAGGATGACATCTCCGCGTTCATTGATTGGCGCTAATGACCGAATTGCCCTTGGTCACGATTACCTTGTGACCGTCAATCGTGACGGACATCGGCTCGTTTGAGGACTCCAACCTCTTGATCAGGTCACCTATGATCTGAAATTCAGGTTTCTCTTCTTTGTCCTTCGTGCCGGTGATGCCTTGCATCATGTTGATCAAGGCGACCAAAGCGCCCCCGATCATGGTCATTACCGCAGTGATCGCGGATTCAGACAAGAAAGCCGACGCCCCTACACCAATCAGCACGATGGCGGTGATGTAAGCCAAACCGTATTTGCCGATGCTTTTACTTGCGATCTCTTTGGCAGTATCGGGTTGCGTGCTCATTTCTTTTCAGCGCCTCCCTTGGATTTCATGTCGATGATCTTCTCCAACGTGCGACCACCGAAATAAGCCGACATTACCAACATCCCCCATTGGCCCAAAAGCTCGACGAAATTATCGGCAACATCGAACCATTCCGCTCCATCACCAATCGCGAGCAACAGGTAGGCCGATAGGATGAAGATCATCGTCATGGGCCTGATGTTTTTGGACAGCCATGAATCGCTGTTCATGTCGGCGTTCCAACGCGACGACACTGCTTCCTGCTCGGCCTTGTAAGCCTCAATCTCGGCCTGAAGTTTGGAGATGTCCCCGCTCATCGCGAGCTTGGCCAACTCCAACTTCGCCGCCTCCTTTTTATCGGGGTCCGGCAAAACTCGGTCCAGAATCTTGGAACCGATATTGAGGATTTCCCCGATGGGCATCATGCGAGTCGGCGTTTAATTTTGTACTGCCGCATCTCGGACTTATCCGCGAGGGCCTGAAGGAGATTCTGAGTTCCAAGGCTGGCACCCTTGTTGTGTTCAGTCGCGAGCTTGCAGAGCCGTTTCTCACTGGCGAGTAACACCGAGTAAGCCTTCTCGGAGCTTTCGGGATTCTCGTTGATGACATCGCACGCGGCTTTGGTGATTGCCGCAATGTCGGCATCACCCTCCAAGCCGATCATGCGCTCGACGACCGAGTCGTAGTCGGCTTCGTACTCGCCGTAAAATCCCGCAAACGCTTCGTGATCCTCAAAGAAAGTTTTTCCCTTCGCGAGGTTATGCGCCGCATGCGCGTAAAGCTGCATGGCGCGAAGAAGTGCGGCTAAGTCGTTCACGTCACCCCTGTAGATTTCGATAGGATATTAGGCAAGAAGTCTTGACGACTAAAACTTAATAAGACACCTGAACGACCTCATGGATGCCCTGCCGAAAATGCACATGATCGGGTGTTTCCACACCCTGTTGACCGATGATTTCAGCCACTGCGCTTTCTCTGGAAAGTGTCGCAGATGGGCTAAGATGATGGCGCCCTATGGATGGGATACCATCGTTTACACCAACGAAGGGAGCGACGTTCCCGACGCAAAAGAGGTTGTTCACATTCTGAACGCCAAGGAGTTCGCGGAGTTTTACCCGCGCCCTGACAAGACCCAGTTCCACGGGGATCATGCCGTCATTGGTGAACGCGGATGGCCCACGTTCAACAACCGCCTGATCGTGGAATTGGCCAAGCGGGTGCAACCCGGGGATTTCATCCTCCATCCGTTCGGTCGCGCTCACGACGGTCTGGTCAACATCTTCCCCCAGTGTGTGCACGTTGAATCCGGTATCGGTTACTCCGACAAGCCGTTCAACGCATGGCGCATTTACGAGTCTGAAGTCTGGCGTCACTACCATCTTGGACGCTGGGATCACGACCAGTCGGTTCCGCGGAACGACAAAGGCATCAACAGGTATTACTCTTGGGTGGTGCCCAATTACTTCGATCTGGACGATTGGGATATCGGCACGGGTGAAGGCGACTACGTCGTCTACATGGGCCGGATCACGCCAGAAAAAGGCATGCCGGTCATCGCCGCCATCATCCGCGAATACGCCAAGCGCCCGGGCAAGCCGCCCAAGTTCATCTTCGCTGGTCAGGGCAATTTCGAGAACGAGGTCATGCGGCACGTCCTCATGGACCCCAAGCCCGATGAATCCAAACTGGACATCGAATACCTTGGGCCGGTCCACGGTCGGCGTCGCTCGGATTTGATCGGCAACGCCCGTTGCATGCTGATGCCGTCGTCGTTCATCGAGCCTTTCGCCGGTTCCGGCGTGGAGTCGATGATCTGCGGGACGCCTCTGATTTCCGTGAATTACGGAGCGTTCGTTGAGACCATTCGCGAAGGCATCACCGGCTTCCGGTGCAACACCCTTGGCGACTGGGTCGCCGGTATCGAGGCTTCCAAGTTCCTAGACCGTGGGCTTTGCGCCACGGTCACTCGGTCTCGTTACTCCCTAAGAGCGTGCGGCTCTTTGTACGATTCGGCTTTTCGCCAGTTGGCCGAGCTAAGGGGACAGGGTTGGTATTCCCCCGTGAGCCACCGCGAGCAGGGCCGGAGAAAACAGGATTCCGGACTGCTTCATCCGCAGCAATAACGAGGACATCGCCGTCCTCATCACCATCATTGCCGGGGAACATGGGTTCCTCGGCAAGATTGTCATCGGTGACCCCCGAAAAAGCCTGATCTAAATCGCGGGCTTCCGCGTAAGACAGTTTCTGCTTGGACAACTTACTCCAAGAGCGGATCAACGCTTCCTTGTCGGACTGAGGTTTGTCGGGAGTCGCTTTCATTGGTTCAGCCATTCTGGCGGGCGGGCCTTGATACCTTCTCTGCCACCCATGCGTTCGACAATCTCATTTCGCGCATCGGCCAAAGTGATTTTCCCGTCTTTAACCTTGGCGTGGATGGCTTTGATTTCCGCCATCAGTTCGCTGGTTTTGGTATCGTCAGGGAACAAGATACGAACTGTTTCCCAAGTGATCGACTGCATCTGGCGGGGGAGAATTCCGCGTTGTTCTGCTGCACGCCGACCAGCCTCGACGTACAAGGCATAGGTGCCTTGTAACCCAGTGATCTTCGTACCCCTGACCGGCAAAGTGGGGCCTTTGACCTTTGGACCACCCTCATCCGGGTCTTCGGATTTACCGGGATTGTTACCGAAATTGTGAGCAACCTCGAAAGCTGAACCACCAACGGGGATCAAGAGAGCAGCCGCTACGTTGTGGGTATCTGAGGTGTAGAACAGGGGGCTGTTCGGATCGCGAATGTTGCCGTAGAAATTTCGGACCTTGTGACCTCCGCCGAGTGCAGCGGTAAGATTCTCCACGGAGCCATCGAGGAAAGCCGCAACGGCATTCTTGGTAACTCCCAAACCGGACCAAGCCACGGCAACGGAGGAACCCGGGGTCAATTTGCCTTCGGGCGTCACGACGTATGCCTGTGACGGATGAATGTACTGGGACAAGAAACGGGTGAAGAATGCGATCTGATCCGGATCGGAAAGCTCTGACAGTTTCTTGCCGGCTACTTCGCGAACAATTCCGTACAGCACGCGCTTGGACTTCTGCGTGCCCGTACTTGCCTTGATGCTCTTCCTAGCGGCTTTTTCGACCTCGGCATCGAAGACCGTTTCTTGATGGTTCTTCAGAACGTCCATCACGTTCTCGGCCAAACTGACGTTGGCGAACCAGTGCTTTTGCGGGGAAAGACACGCCAAAACCGCCGCCGCTTGCGAAACGTCTACATCGTACTTTTTCGCCAAATCTTCGGCGATGACTCGCGCACCGTCGTACCATTTGGACATCCGTTTCGCGACATCCGCACCAAAAACTTCGGTCGCAAGATCGTGCAAGAACAACAGGTTTTCAGCCATGTCGTTCACGATCATGTCGGCCGCTTTGATCGGGTCTTTTTCGAGATACGTTTCCGCGCTGAGACCCGAATAGCTCTTCTGAATTACCGGAGCATGAGCTTCGGCCAGTGATACCGTCTTACCGGAGTAATTCGGGTCCTTAGACTTCGATTTGAAGTAGGTGTTCGCGTACTGGTTGTAGGAAACGAACGGGACACTGATCGTTTTGTTTTTACCAGCTACGACCGTCGGGAGCGCCTCTTCGTCGGTGATGTAGCTGGGGATAAAACCTTCGGAATCAGCCTTGAGCGGACCCTTCACGGTGGTCATCGCCTTCATCTGATCCTCGACCGTGCGCTCCTTTTCCAAGCTGAACCGGATATCGCCCGCCGCTTGGAGACCTTCAGCGGCTTCTTCGGATACGCCCACGCGCTCGCGCTCTTCGGCGGTCAACGGACGCTGACCAAACGCGCCTACGTTGCCGGTAGCGGACTTGAGTTGATCCGGACTGAAAACGGCGAGGTTTTTGGTGCTCTGCTCGTTGACGTAAAGACCGTCAAAACCAGCTTTCTTGATCAAACCAGCCAAAGGCTCGATAAGATGCCAACGGCCTGTTTCCAGCATGGAAGGATAAACTCGTTTTATCCGACCGTCCCCTGTGGGGATATCGAGCGACGGCTCTCCACCAAAAAGTTTTTTGATGTGCTCGTCGTTTGTGTAATCGAACGGATTTTCCGCTTTTACGAATAAGGGGTAGAGACGAGCACCCGGACGACGTTCAGCAAAAGCATCACCTTTCAGGCTACCTGTCGCCGTGTCGTCAGCAGTCCCAGCAAAACCACCCGCAAATTCAGGGTCGGGGGTGACGAAAATGAGCCCCGGATCGCCCTCAACTTTTTCACCCAAAAAGCCTTCCTGAACCTGAGGACGAAACACCGTGAAATCTCCAGTCCTGCCGCCCAAGAACGTCTCACGGGGCTTAAAGAACGTCCCGTGGTACATCACGGTCGGAGTGCCATCCGGTTCGACAATCTTGGAGTCGCCAAACCATTTCTTAAACTCGGGCGTCTTGGTCTGAGCGAGGCTGTAAAGAAAATCACCTTTCTCGCCAAACTCGGGGTCCTTTACGAAGACGGTGTTGCCGATCTGCACCGCTTCTGAACCGCCCGTAACTGGGCGCCCCGTAGCGCGGTCGTACATGTACGAGTGACGGTCGGGGTTATACCCCACTTGAGTCCAAGTATCGAGATCGGTCGGCAGGGATTGATCTTCGGACATCTTCCCGCGAGCAACGATGGTGGGCGTCTTGGCTTCTCCAGCGCCAATTTTAAGCGACGCTTTTTCCATGCCCGGAGTCGGTTTTAATACCGGCTCCGTAAACCGCACAAACGGCTGGTAGTACTTGTTACCCTTGGAATCCTGCACCGTGACGACGCCGACACCGTAGCGTGAAAACGCCGGAACGTCCTGTCGTACCGTAACCGAATCACCTGCTGGGATGTTTGAGGCACCCCCAACTTTGCTGCGTTGGCTTTGGTCTACCGCAGCGCGAATTTCTTCCAAGCTGGGAAGGTTTTCCTCGGTCGGAATTTCTACGTTACGAGCAGCCGGAATGTTGCGCTCAACTTCACGGTCCAAGGCGCGGCGATCAACTTCGCCGGTAGCCAACAGGTTTTTCAAGCGGTTACGGACCGCCGGCGAATACAACCGACCGCCCTCCATGACCGCATCACTGCGGGGATTAGCAGCCTTGAAAGCCTCAAAAGCCTCTTGGCGACGCTCGGCGACCGGCGTCTTCTCAAGGCTCATGCGAGTGCCTTCCTCACGCACCGTCTCGGGCTCCACGCGGCCAGTCTGTTGCTCACGCAGCGTGCGTAGGAGCACATTCGCAGCCTCCTGCGGGGACAGCTTAACGGCGCCGTTCGTAAACTCGGACAACCACTCGCGGATGTACTGAACGATGCGAGCAATGACGCCCGGGGCCTTCTCGGCGTTGTTGGCGATCCACTCATCGACCAGCACCATCTTGTCTTCGGTGCCGTAACGCCTCGAAAGATCGGCAAGTTCTTCGGCGGGGATAGCCTGAGCCGCGAAATCGGCGATGGCTTTCTGCCCGTCGGGCGACGCCAGCGTCTGGTGCGCCCATTCGTGGCGCGCAACTTCCTCGACGATCTCGGGGGACGTTGCGTATGCCGCGTTAATCAGAATCTCGCCGGTACGGCGGTTGAACGCGCCACGGATTCCGTAGCCGTTCTGGGCCATTCCGGGGTCGTAAATGACGCGGATATTGGTCGGGGCATTCTCGTTACTTTCGGACCATGCTGAGACGGCTTCCTGCGCGGCGGAAATGGCTGCATTGGCCTTTTCCGGATCGATCTGCGCTCTACTGGTAATCTCCCCGACGATCTTAACGTCTTCGGGGTTTGGCTCGCCACCCAGCAGGTTGGCCTGACGCACGTTGATCGCCGCGAAGAACTGGTCCTGATTGAGTTCTTCGGCTTTCGACAGATCGACAGTCGGCCGCTCTTCAAGGGAGGGAGAGATCGCAGCCGATGTCGGAGCTTCATCCGACATGCCCGCCGTTTGAGTACCTTCCGACACCGACTGCGAAGGACGTGATGCCGCACCAGCGGCAGCGCCAAGCGGAGCAGCCCCCGCAAAACCGGCGCCCATAGCCTCGCCAACGCCTTGGGTCAGTTCACGCTCGGGTTCTACGGCGCGAGCAAGGACGTTGGACACGAATTGTCCGCTGCCTTCTTCCGCGGCTTCTTGAACACCTTCACCGGCTGCACCAACAGCAGCACCAGCGGCCCGCTTGGCGAGAGCCATGCCGGCGCCTTTGCGACCTGCACCTCCGACAAGCGTTTTTTCAATGGTGCGGCCCCCGGGAACCATCTGCGTGGCTACGGATGCCGCGGCGCTCAGAAGGCCCGTTGAACGAGCCAAATCCAAAGCAAGGGCCGTTTTGGCTTCTTCTAACGTGGCTCCCCTTTCCTCGATCAACCGAGCAATCTGCGGAATTTGCAGAGCTTGCTCTTCAGGCATGCTTTGCAGGGTATCCACCACCTGTTGATACTGATCGGCACCAGTACTTACGCCCTGCATTCCTGCACCAGCGCCTACGGCCGTACCGACGCCAACTTTGGCCGCAGTTTCTGCACCCTTTGAAGCGAGCAGTTTTCCAGTGGCTACGCGGGCACCAGCACCAATGCCGCCGGCACCAACCATTGAAGGGGCTGATTCTGCCGTAGAAGACAGGAAAAGCCGTGGATCGGTGAAAGTCTCGCGAACATAGGTAAACGCCTTGTTGAGCGTGTCCTCTTCGGCATCCGTGGCTTGCTTACGACGCGCTTCAGCAGCCTTGAGCTTTTCAGACTTACCCCTCTGGAGATATTCGATGTTCTCCTGAGCTTGCTTGGAGACGACGTTGTCCATGTCTCCGGTCGTAAGACCGTAGGCATCGCCGGCCATCTTCAGGAGTTGGTTCGCACCAACTCCGAAACTCAGGGCGACATCCTTAACGTCGGATGTCGGGTCAAATTGGTCGTAGGGGTTGGCCACGTTACTTGCGGTAAGAGATGTTCCCGATGTTCCTCGGTTTTTCGCTTTCCTGTAGGAATTTGCGCGCCAGTCCCGCGCCGTATTTTTCGTCGAACGCCTTGGCGGTTTCCGGATTGGCGACCAAGTAATCTACGGCGGCGCGAGTGATCGGCGGCGCTTCGGCCGCGGTCTCACCCGCTTCTTGTCCGGCAGCGCGAGCAGCAACAGACGACAGCGGAAGCGTGGTTTTTATGTCTGGACGAAGTTTTTCCAAAGCCCGTTCCTGTCGTCCAGCGGACAACAAGTATTTCCGAGACGCTTCGCCGGCGATTTCGGGGGCAAAAGCGGCAACTGCTGCCGCTGGGAAACTTTGAGTGGCCCCTAAAACACTACCACCGAGCAAACCACGACCAAGAAACCCCAACTTGTTTACGCCCGGGGCGCTCTTGGTCGCTACATCCCCAAACGAGGATTTGAACGCCTGTTCAAATTCACCGATGGTCTTCAGATTACCGCTCAGGGGTTTGCCCTGATTGATTTTACGGCCAAAAACCCGGGCATCAAAATCGCCCGTGCCAAGATTGAGCGCGTCTTCGGCATCGTAGCTCTTCGCGATGGTCTCCCTAGCTTTGCGGAGTTTTTCCGCTAAATCAGGCTTACCTGCCTTTTCAACGGCTTGCTCGATGGACATCTCAAGCGCCTGAGCTTGCTCGCGAGTCTCAATCGAATTTTTGAGGGCGTCTACGTCTTTGCCTTCTGATGCATAGTACCTATCCCTCAATTTACGAGATTCACCGCGGAGACGTGTTAGTTCTTCCACGTCGGCCATTGCCTGAATCTCGGCTTTGCTCCGGGTGGTTCTAAACGCCTTCTCAAACTCGTCTTCCAAACGAGCTTTTTCCATCGGGTCGGACACTTGGGTGTACCGAGCACGAAGTTCGTCGATGTTCTTTACCGCGGTTTTACCTTTCTCTCCGATTCGTCCAATTTCCGCGTAAACTTCTCCAGCTTTGTCGCGAATGCTCCGCAAGACTCCGATATCAACATCGCTGTCTACCGGGACCTTTAACTCTTCTTTGACGGCTTTGTTCACCGCCCTTTGATTCTGAAGTTGAGTCTCAAACCTCAGAGCGTCGGCACCCGCGGCACTAGACGCTTGTTTGGTTCCAAAACTGACACCGGCCTCGGTTACTTTTTCGATGTCCGCAGGAGGCGCCTTTAGACCCAACTCCGCACCCGCGTCTGCGGTCCTGCTGCGAAGCGAGCGACCAGCCATCTGTTGACCAACCGCGCCCTGAACTTGTTTGGAGCCGGATTGGAGTTTCTGACCTACAGCACCTCCAGCGGCTCCTAACGTCGCCGCGGTAGCCAATTGTTTACCGCCCAAAAGCTGTCCGCGGTCGATCAACGACTGCGTTTCGGCTCCTCCCACAGCGGTAAGGCCCTGCTTTACCGCTTCACGCACCAAAGGTTTGGCCCCGCCCTTAATCACCCCAGCCGCAAGTGGCGCTCCGGGAACCATGCCCGTGCCGACATCCGAAACAAACTCCCCCCACTGGAACTTGTAATCGGGGTCTTCAGCCATCCGCTGAAGTTGATTTACGAGGTTACCCGCGCCGGCTCCGAAGCCACCGCCCAGTGAGGTTCCCACGGGGCCCGCGAGCGAACCCACCATCTGACCCGCCGTGGCAGCACCCATGCTGGTGCCCATCTCTCGCAGCATCTCTTTGGTGCTGGGCGTATCCAAACGAACCTGAGGAGCGCCCATCACGTCATAACGCGCCATGCGCGGCGTGGGGGCTGGGGCAGGAGCCGCGGCAGAAGACGGCGTTGTTCCCTGTAGGGCCCGCAACCGGTCAATTTCAGCAACAAACGCTTTGGCGTCCTCGACGTTGCCGGCGGCGTCCGCTTTTAGAAAAGCGTCCTCAAGCTCTTTAATGGTAGGCATTTTACCTGTTCCGGTATGCGGCCATACGCTCTTCCAAAGTCGGTTGCGCGGCGGTCTGACCGCCAAAACCACCTAAGTACCGGCGATACTCTTCGACGGTCTTCTTCATGTTGTTAAGGACCTCCCGACGTGCGTTACGCACGTTCTCAATCTGGTCGAGGAGTTGTCCCTTGCTTTGCGCGATGTCTAGGGAACCAAGAGCCGACTCAAACTTGTTACCCTCAACGTCGGTGACGTTACCAACCGCGCCACCCGTCGGGGAATTGGCGCGCATCTGATCCAATTCTGCGGTGAAGATATTCGTGCGGACTGGTTTCAAAAGCTCGTTAAGGTCGAATGCCGGCGTTCCTCCAACTCCGCGAAGAGCCTGACCTACGATACCGGTATTGAATGCCGATAACCGGTTTTCAGCCTCCTCAAGAGTTTTTTCACCTTGGACGACTTTGGTCTCCATCGCCCGGATAGCAGCCTCCAAAGCTGGCAATTTCTTAAACCACTCCGACTTCACCTGAGAGATGTCCTGTTGCGTAGCTTTTTCTCCCGCGGATTGACCGAGCCAGATGTTGTCAGTCGTGGCTCGCGGAGCCGCCTGAACCGTGGGAGTCAACGGAGCCGCGCCGCCAGCAGGTGCAGGAGCCGCGGGAGCCGCTGGTGCGGCAGCAGGAGCCGCGCTGGGCTGAACTTGATTGGGCAACAGCGAAAGTTGCGAAGGCGCCATCGTTGGACGAGTGCCCGGAGCAACTCCACCGACCATTTGTCCCGTGACGACATCCATAGCACCAACGGCGGCTTTATTCGTAGCCACAAGCCGTTGGTTGCCGTTGGCGTCAGTTAAGACCTGATAGCCAATGCCCGGGGCTACCGCCTTGGGTTCGATACCCAGCGCAATGGCCGCTGCTTGACGTGCGAAAGGTGCAGCATTCGGGTCAGCCAAAATGTCCAAATTCCTTTGGCGAGCAGCGCCAGCAGTTCCAAGGGATTTGTACTGTTGCTGCCGACGAACCAAATCTTCGTCGCTTAGAACGGTGCCCAAAACTCGTTCAGCCGCGAGTTTCGCTTTCTCAGTTGCAGTGCGATCCGACACCAAACCCAAAGACGAGTCGCTCGTAGCTCTGGACAAAATGTCTGCCGCTCGTTTTGCACCGGCTGCTACATCAACTCCCGGCATCGCCGCGGTGGCTTCACTGGCAAGTAAGTTGGCACGCGCACGACGCGCCTCGGACTCGGGCGTAAGAAGCGCCTGTTCCGTTGCGGCTTTCTGTGTTGCAAGCGCCAATTCCGCGTCGGTCGCCGCTTGAACCTGCTGCGCGGTACGCGCCGCCTCAAACGACTTAAGAGCGTCCACTACGCTGCCGTAGATACTCTTGGTGTCCACGACCCCGATGTTGCCCGGGACCTGTGGGGCGCGAGAAAACTGGGAAAGTTGGAAACCTTGAGTAGGCATTTTAAGTAAGACCCGGGATTCTGTAATTTACGATTCCGGGAGCGTCAGTTTTGACACCACCCATGAGGTCGGTCGGTTGAACCGTCGGCGCCGTCATCACTTGAGACGGCCCAGTTGAAGACTGAAAGATCGGCAACTGGCCGATCTGGCTGACGATGCCCGGGACGCGGTTGAGCAAGTTGGCGTTGATGCCGGCCTGAAGACCGGCGGCGCCGGCAGAAGTTTGCGCCCCACTTTGGATCAGATTCGCATTAACTCCCGCCTTGGCCAAATTGAACTGGTTCATGGCTGCGTTCTGAGCGACCATCTCCGACGCCAGCGTGCCCGGATCGAGACCCACCGGCTGGAGCGGATTCGCAGCCAGAAGGCCGGCGGCGTTCGCCAGACGCTGCTGACGCAGGGTCTCCGCAGTCGTACCAATCTGAGCGGCCGTTAGAGGACCAGCGGGCGCTCCGCTCAACGATCCAGCGGTACGAGCCGCACGGGCAACCTGATTGGCAACGTCAGGCGAAAGCTGACCACCAAGACCAAGATCAGCGCGCACGCGCTCCGCCACCATCTGACGGGTTGCAGCCACGTCGGGCGACAACTCACGCTCCAACGCAAGTGATTGAGTGGCGTTGGAGATGGCCTGTTGCTGGACCTGAGTACGCAGGTTATCCAGATCGATGGGCTGGTACTTGAGGTTGCCTAGAAGTTGCTCCTGACGCAATTGCGCGTCTCTGGCCGCGGACTGCGCTTTTCGCCCCGCGGAAATAGAATTGGCGACTCCCGCTACGGAAGCCGCCGCGGTGATGTAGGGAAGTGCGGCTGCGACAGGCATGGTTAAGCGAATTTAAGATTGGAGAGATCGATTTCGAGATGAACCTGCTTCACGGGCTGACCGTTGACGGTATTGGGCCACCTCACGCGGGCAGATTCCGTAAAACCAATGGCTTTGGCGACCAATAGGACGTTCTTGGCAGTATCCCACGCCCAAGTCGTCAAACGACGCCCTTTGGTATTTCGGGAGACCCACTTCACCAGTTCGCGACCGACAACAATTGCGGTGCGGCCACGAAACTCGGGCAGCAATCCCGAATGCAATTCCGGATCACCGTCAACGTCGATCAGGATTGCAAATCCGGCTTCACGACCATCGACGAGTATTTTCACAAGTTGCGCCGCAGACATGTCCACTCGGGAGAAATCAAGTTCCCCCGGGGTGGCATCATCCCGAATAAACGGCGAGATATCCGGATCGTTGGTCATCCGGTTGAAATACGCCACGTCGTCGCTGCGCTGAAATTCAACGTGCATCAGGGATATCCGACGAACACACAGGTGACCATGCCCGTGGTCGCGGTGTTGAGGGCGCTGAGTACTTGCTGCGAAGCGGTCTGAATCGCGACGACCGATGTGCGGAGCGAATCCTGACTGGTACGAAGTTGTTCCGTATTTCCCGCCAAGTTCTGTTCCTCCACAGGGTTGTAGTCCGCAGAAAATGGGAGATTCGCGATTTGATTCTGCGGAGGCGTGGTGGCGGCAATCGGAATCGACGAGAAAGCGTTGGGCGACGGAAGACCCGCGATGCTCTGGAGCGGACTCAGATCGGGCAGCGATCCGCCAGTGCCAAAAAGACTGTTCAGAACCGCCTGTTGGTTTTGAGAAATGTTGGGCACCGCGCTGATGGCGCGTCCGTCGCAGATAATCCAGCCCGTCTGAGGGCTGTCCACGTTGATGTAAGTGTTCTTGATGTCCCCAGCCTGAAACTGGGTGATCGGCATGTACTTGCCGAGACCCGTATCCCAGTACTTGAAGACCGCCTGAGCGGAATTGAAGATCAGAGGAGTCGTCTGAACACTCGGGTCCGCAGTGACCGTCTGGAAGAACGACACATCCGCATTAACCGACGCAGAGATGAACTGCGTGACGATTGTGATAAACTGGTTTATGTCTGTAGCCTTGACCCCGATAGGGACCGGAATGGGCGTCAGAGTGATGGGAAGTGTCGCGCTCATTAAACAGGCGATTGGTAGTTAGACGATTCGTCGTATACCGGTTGATAAGGACTTAGGGCAAGCTGAACCGGTTGCTCGAAAAGCTCGTAGTTAGGAGTAACACCATCGATGTGCTGCGGGCATTCTGCCGCGCTCACGATGTTGAATCCTGACTCGTCAACTCCGGTATTGTTGACTGCCCGACCTTCGGTGTTGTCGGCGCGGGAATCGACGGCGATGCGGTACGCCACGATGGCGCCTCGACCGTTCATTTTCAGCAGCAGACTGAAAGCGTGGTCGGTTCCATCCTCATACTCAGACTCGACGCCGGCAGAAGAACAGGTGTCGTTCACTCCGCGAACGTCCTGAGAGATGACCGTGCGCGTCTGGGCGACAAAGGCGTACTGAGGAGTCGAGTTGACGATCTCCGAAAAGCCCGGAGCGGGCGTCAAGATAGACCCCGGAGTTGCCGTAATCGTCTCGTTGAGAAGTTCGTGATACTTACCACGCATTCCGCGCCAGTAGCCGGCGATACTCAAATTGCCGATCACTTGATCCACAAGTAGACGGAAGTGGCGGAAGTTGGCGTACTCGAAAACGGAGTTCTGCACGCGGTCGAGCCGCGTCTCCACCATCCACGGAATCCTCTGGTTGTTGTCGGCGCGGTTGGCTTGGAAGGTTTCCCAAATACGGACCACGCCGTCCATGTCCATCGACAGGGCGTAAGTGTGTTCAGCCGAAACCTGAATGGACGACCACTCGACGGGGCGAATGCCGGTCCACACGCCTTGCCATCCAGTCGTGCCCGCACTGGTCGTCTGACGATCCAGCACCTGAGTGTGCCGGCAGTAACAGCGCCCGTTGGTGACAGGGCCGACCGGCATGCTCCAAAAGACGTAGCTACTGCGTTTGCCCACGCACGTCAGATCGCCAGCAGGATTGTTCGGCGGCGCAACGAGGCGTTTGGAGTACGCCATCTCCTGATCGATGATCGGAAGGTTCTGGGTCGAATTGACGGTGTTGACGGAGTCGAACACCACCAGTCCGTCGAGCGAACGCCAGTAAAGGAGACCGCGGTGAACGGTCATGCTCTTGCCGGCAACGCATCCGACACCGCTGAAAATCTTGGTCATCCATCCCGCGGTGTTGGCCCAACCGGCACCATACGCTGACGGTAGCCGATTCCGCACGCCGCTGAAGAGCGTCCACGTTGTCGTGCGGGTGCAGACAACGACGGCAGACTGGTTGTTGCCAGAAGTACCGCGGTCGATGGCTCCCGTCACTTCGTCGGGGAAAACCATCACGGGGAAACTGGTCAGGGTCAGTTCCTCCGTGAAGTGCGTGGGGTCGCCAAGATCGGAAGCAAATCCGAGCCGACCGTTAAACACGAACAGACGATCTCCGCTCCAAGCGGACCACAGTCCGATGCGTGTCTGGTTGTAGGCCGCATCGTACAGCGTGTTACCGTCCGCGTCGGTAGTTACGCGCTTCTCCGGATTTGCCGTAACGCCCACCACTCCGTCCCAGATGCCGGCGCGATTGATGCCGTCTTGAATGATCAGCAGGTTGCGCGGGACGAGGTTGTTGACGTAAACGCCCGCGACGATGTCGCTCGTCTGGGTGCAAAGCGTGCCCGTCAACTGATCCGCGATGGGCGAGAACTGAAGCGTCGTAATCCGCTTGGCGATACCAAGCGTACCATTGGTGTTGATCGGGCAAAACCACACCGAGCCGCTGACGGCGAAAACTTTCTGCGGCGTGCCGTTGGACGGAACAAAATCCACCATCATCTGCGGGTGGATGAGGGGACGGCCCGCGCTCACCCACCAAAGGTTGAACTCCGTGCCCTCGGTGTTCACGTCGAACTCAAACGCGGTTTTGTAGCCCGGACGAGTCTGGACAAAACCACCCTGAGTCACCGCATTCTCCAACCAGCGCAGTTGTGTCTGACGAACCGACAGCGGGTGCGAGAAACTGTCCACGCCCTCCGGAAAGCCGGCAAAGCGGGCTCCATCGAGCCCGCCTTCGATCATAATCCTTCCCGGTGTGACAGTCTCAGCCATGATTAGCGGTAATCAATCGTGCCGATGCCGAAAGCAGGGTCTACTTGTAGCGGCCCGAAATTGGGGCCGTCCTCGATGGTTTGGATGTCGTTGAGGAGTTGAACCGCCTTGGTTTCATACTTCTCGGCCACGTCGATGTTGTTCGTTTCCCGAAGGCGGATAGCCTTAAGGAGATCAAGCGTAGCCTGATACGAAGCCAATGGCACAATGTCGTAATCATTGACGAGGTCGATGGTCTTGCGGCGGTACTTCACGCGGACCCACTCGCAAGAGCAGGACACTTTCATCCGCTTGTAGAGCGGATTGGTTTCGTTAGGGGCGTAGTAACCAAGGGTAACCGCTTGACCAAGTTGCTCGGGCGGAAAACCGATCAGCTTAACGTAGCCGCGAGTGATCGGCTTGGTGACCTGAGTGATGCGCTTGAAGAACGTCGTTTTCGAGTCCGTCGAAGCGTAGTTGGTCAGGAGGGTAAGACGAACACCCGGCGAAGAAGGTCCGGTGACCGGAATGGTCAGGGCTTCTTTCTGGTTGTAGTTCGCGTCCATCGTCTCGCCTTGGACGATCAACTGCTTGGTGCCGTCGCCGTCGATGGGGTCTTCGCAGATGGCGGCAACAAGGCTCCACTTCTTCAGGTCCTGAAAAGTGGGACTCCACATCTTGTCGTCCCAGTACAGGCCGCACGCACCGCCGCAGCAACTGTTGGAGCCGAGACCATTGATGTGGTACTCGTACCAACTGTTGCGGAACAGCGCAGGACGACCTCCGACGTTCGCGGCCAACACCACGTCCACAAAATTGGGGAGCGTGACGCAGCCTGAACTATCCGAGCAGATGTCCAGAGTGCTGACGTAGGGATTCCAGTTCGCCCGGAAAGCGGCGATCTCGATGGCACGGTTGATGTAATCGATGATCTTGTGCCGATCAGCGATACCAAGGATGTCGTTGGATTTCGACGCCTCGATGATCCTTCCCAACGTCACGATCATAGGTTATTTCTCCTCGTCTTCGTCCTTTTCCTCGGACTCCTCCATCTCAGGCATGAGCGACTCGGACTCCTCGTCGCCCTCTTCGGACTCCTCGGACTCATCGCTCATGAGGCCGCGCTCCTTGGCCATCGACTTAAAAGCGTCGGCCATGTCGCCCATCTCCTCATCGTCGCCCTTTTCAGGGAGACGGATTTCGTGAATCTCCAGATCGGCGGAACAACACTCTTCGTCGTCGCGCTCACCTACGGTGACGCTACGGCGCTTGAAATGAATCAGGGCGTAGCCTTCACGCGGCAGACTTTCGAGGTTCTTGGCTCCGCTGATGTACAGCGAAGGATAAACCTTCTTGGAGCCCTTCTTGGGAGAAGGCATGTCCCCCATAGCGGGGAACTCCAGAGCCAGATCGATGGAAACAGGAAAATCGTCGTGCATGGTTAGAGGATGAATCCGGGAGACGTGATGACGCTTGCAGGAGTGGGGAACGCCACAAGCTGGGCTCCGAGCAGGTAGAACTGGTCGTTGCAGATCAGCTTAAGGTTTTGCCCGTTAGTAACGGCTCCGAGAAACCAGAAATCGTAGCTTTCCGCCACTCCATACTGATATCCCGACGCCTCGCTCTTGGAACGGCCCCACTTGAGAGTTTTGACGACCGTAGGGCCGTCCATGAACTCGACCTGACCATTCAGATCGTTGGGTCCAACAGCACCCGCATTCCAGCCGATCTGCATTTTGAGGCTGAATAGATAAGTACCGTTGGAGAAGTTTACCGTTCCAAAATCCAAAACTCGCGAGCCTTGGAGGGCCGGCAAATCACCAGCCGCATTCGTCGGGTCCCAAATGACTCCGGTGAAGAAGGCAGTGGGCTCACCGCTGGGTCCAGTAGCACCAGTAGCTCCGGTCACGCCCTGAGACCCGATGGGTCCGGGCTGACCTTGCGCGCCGGTAGCACCGGTGGGGCCAGTAACGCCAAACCCCGCTGGGCCGGTGGGCCCGACAGGACCAGTGGCGCCGATGGGACCGGCTACGATGGTAGCAATCGGAACCGGAGGAGCGCAGAAATCGCCCTGCGATCCGCAGCCGCCGCCACCGCATCCACAGCCGCCGTTACAGTTGTTGTTCCCGCATCCGCATCCGCAACTCATGGTAAATTAGGTTTGAACGGTGTTGTTACGACCTCCGCCAGCCAGATCAATAGCTCCAAAAGGCACTACTGTCATTTGCGCCTGATTAACTGCGACAGGAGAAGAGCTAGTGCAACGATAGTAATGCGAGTTGTTCATAACCGTACAACTCATGCACAAAGTATCCAACAAAACTGTAGCGGTAGGAGCGCCCTCAAAAGAACACCCTACGATTTGTACACCAATACAGCCTATCGCGTTCCCATTGCAGTCTAAGATCGTGGAACTAGGATTACTCAAAGCTACTCCGAAATTCCCATTAATGTTGAATTTCGTTCCGGAAATTTGTGCTCCAGCAATTTGTTGCAAAATTACGCAAGAGTTTCCGGGAGGAGCTACTCCCGAAGAAATTTCAGCACCGACAGTTAAATAAGAACCGGAGATAAATACCCCTTCCCAATTCTCAAGATGCACGCATTCGGAATTGCTGTTTCTTGCATCAACGTGGACATTGCTAAAATAAAAACCGGAGCAACGAAGAGCAGCATTATAGGCTATTTTGCAATACGCTCCGTAAAGTACGTTTACAAAAACGCTGTTACTTACTGAAAGACCTTCTTGATAGACTTCGCAACTTATACCTCTATTCCACCCGTTGATATTACAATTTGATACGGCTAAATTTGTAGATATTGCTTGAATATCTATTGCTATACCGTTTCGGGGTTCACTATCAAACATGCAGTTATTAATAACTGCATTGTACATGTATGAAATTTCTATCCCTTTAGAAAAATAAGTGCTCCCTCTTTTTATGGTAACACCATCCATGTACAGCATCATGGTGTTATGCGGATTTTGAAGAGAAGAACCTACGAGCTTTATTGCCGTGCCGCTTGAAGCGTTGGCAATAATAGTCATATTCAAAAAAGTACAGGTCGTCGAAAGATTTTGGGTTATTTCAAACACACCCGTGGTTTGCATCTGAAGGATGGTGGAATCACCATCGCCCCGAAAAACCACATTGTTGGCGCCTAAAGAAACTGTGATTTTAGTCCCAATGTAATATTTACCCTGTGGGAAATAAACACAGCCGCCTACGGCTGCTGCGGCTTGAACAGCGGCATTGATGCTGGCGTAATCGTTGCTGGAGCCATTCCCGTAAGCCCCGTAGTCTTTTACGTTGAAGACATCGCGGTAGAAAACGTCTTCGGTGGCGGCTCCCGTCGTTCCATCCGGATACCGGCGACGCGCAATGCCCGGGGTGGTTTTGGCGGTAAAGGTAGTTCCAGTTGGACCGGTGGCGCCTTGGATTCCTTGTGGACCAGTAACGCCGGTGACGCCTTGCGGGCCCGTGACTCCAGTAACTCCAGTAACTCCGGTGACGCCTGTTACCCCTGTAACACCGGTTACTCCGGTAGGACCAGTGGCTCCAGTCACGCCGGTAACGCCCGTAGTGCCGATGCCAGTAGGACCAGTAGCGCCTGTAGCTCCAGTAACACCAATTGCGCCGGTAACTCCGGTAACGCCTTGGATACCTTGAGGGCCCGTAGGACCAGTGGCTCCAGTAACGCCGGTGACTCCGGTAACGCCGGTAACGCCCGTAGTTCCGATACCAGTGGGACCGGTGGCTCCGGTAACACCAGTAACTCCGGTTACACCCGTAACTCCAGTGACGCCTTGGATACCTTGAGGGCCCGTAGGGCCCGTGGCGCCTTGAACACCTGTAACGCCTGTTGGGCCAGTTGCACCGGTCGTGCCGGTGCCCGCAGGACCTGTAGGGCCTGTAGCTCCGGTTACGCCAGTAACACCGGTGACTCCTGTCGTGCCAGTGCCCGCAGGACCCGTAGCGCCAGTAGCACCAACTCCACCAGCAACACCTGTGGGTCCGGTTGCACCGGTCGTGCCGGTGCCCGCAGGACCTGTAGCGCCGGTAGCACCAACTCCACCAGCAACACCTGTGGGTCCGGTTGCACCGGTCGTGCCGGTGCCCGCGGGACCAGTAGCGCCGGTAGGACCTTGAACGCCAGTAGCTCCAGTAACGCCCGCACCCGTAGCGCCAGTAACGCCTTGGATACCCTGCGGTCCAGTAGCTCCCGTCGCTCCGGTTGTACCTACGCCGGTAGCGCCGGTAACACCTTGTGCACCGGTAACACCTTGGGCACCCGTGGCGCCTTGAGCACCGGTAGCTCCGGTAACGCCAATCGCGCCGGTAACACCTTGTGCACCGGTAGCACCTTGGGCACCCGTGGCGCCTTGAGCACCGGTAGCTCCGGTAATACCAACTCCCGTTGCGCCAGTAGCACCCAAAGCGCCCGTGGCGCCTTGAGGGCCTGTAGCGCCCGTGGCACCAGCCCCTGTGGCTCCCTGAGGACCGGTAGCTCCGGTGGCTCCCTGAGGACCAGTCGATCCGGTCGTTCCTACTCCGGTGGCTCCGGTTGCTCCTTGAGCACCGGTAGAACCTGTTAGCCCGGTTGCACCGGTGGCGCCGGTGGGACCGGTAGCACCTTGAACGCCTGTGGGCCCCAGCGCACCCGTCGCGCCAGTCGCACCATTCGGCCCTCCCGCACCAGTTGCTCCGGTGGCCCCAAGGGCACCGGTGGCACCTGTTGCCCCGCCGGGGCTACCTGCGGGACCTTGTGGACCAGTTGCTCCAGTTGCTCCGTTGTTTCCATTGGTTCCGTTTCGGCCGGGATTACCCTGAGGACCTGTCGCTCCAGTTGCGCCAATTCCGCCAGACGTAGTCGTGGCGGACGTGGCGCCCGTTATGAGCGGAACAGTGAATTGCAAGGGTTCGGCCATGTGACATTAGCGAGGCACTTGAATCCAAGAGACGGTGGCTTCGTCCCAAACGTACTTTTTACCGTTTTGAGGGCGAATGCCCGGGGGTGGCACAGGGGGTTTCCAATCACAGGTTTCTTCATCCAAAACCCAACTTGAGTACGGTTTGGGGGGAATAAAAGCGTCACGAACGGGATCGTAAGTGTATCCAGCCCCCGCATAATTTTTCCTCAATGGGGTGCCACCAGTACGGTGTTTACCGCGATAAGTATTGTACGATGTCTGAATCCAAGTTCCTCCAAACGGTTCGCGAACTACGATTCCGTCTTTTAAGACTCCTCTAAAACATTCGGTGGCTAGGTATTCTTGTCCGCGATGTTGTTGTTCGTCGGGGACAACTAAAACCCGAACCACTTTGTTGTTCTGATCAATTTCCGCAAAGTGAGCCATTAGTTGTTCCTCCATTTATATGCTACGATAACTCTACCAGAGCCACCAGTTCCGCCGGAAGCGCCAAAAGTCTCGCCTCCTCCGGGACCGCCGGCGCCCCCTCCTCCACCACCAGTATTCCCCGATGCCGAATCACCCGCATTACCGTCGTTACCAGCATTTCCTCCAGCGCCACCAGCAGCGCCGCCGCCAAGAGACGTGGGTCCGCCCGAGCCACCAAGACCAGTAAATTGATTTCCGCCACCGCCACCACCACCACCACCGCCACCATAATAACCGCCATAGGACCCAGTAAACGGCGACGTATTTACGTTAGTACCGTTTAAGCCGGCTGTTCCGCTTTGACCATTTGCGTTTGTGCCCAGTTGGGCGTTACCCAAAGAACCACCTTGGCCACCGTAACCCCCACTGGCGTATACGGTCGATAAACTTGAATTACCTCCGTTACTATCGGGGGCACCTCCTGCACCAACAGTCAATGTCCATGCAACATTGGTTCCAAAATCGCCGGTTGTCCAAGCATAGGGGTTAATTAAAACCTCACCACCATTTCCTGCGTTGTTGCCCCCCAACCCGTCTCCACTTCCATCATTATCTCCAGTACTACCTCCGCCATTCCCACCAGCTACTAACAACACTTTTACCGAATAATATGCACTAGTGTATGAAGTGAAAGTTATGTTCCCGGTTGAGTCAAAGTAGTGATATTTCCAATCCCCATCTGTATATACCGTCCCACCCGTAGCAGTAATTTGAGTGGGGGACTCTCCGGATGCAAAAAACAATTGTTGGATACTCATTAGGTTAAACCTCCTCCGAGGATAATAAAGGTGTTAGAAGCTACGCAGAGAACCGAGCACAAGCCCTTTTGAGCCAAGGTACGATTCCCGGTCGTAGCGGTTCCGGCAAGGTACATGGTGACTGAGGAACCTTGAGTGATGGTAATGTTGCCAGTGCTGTTGTTGACGATGGAAACCACGTCACCCGCGCTGAACACACTGGCCGGCACGGTCACGCCAGAGTTGGTGTAAATGTGTTTACCGCGGTCGGATAATACGAGCGTGTAACTTACTGACTGGGAATTTTGTGTGATGACCGACGGACCAGTGGGGCCCGTAGGACCAGTCGTGCCTTGGACTCCAGTGGCGCCGGTAACACCAACTGCGCCTTGAACGCCCGTAGCTCCGGTAACGCCGACAACGCCTTGAACGCCCGTAGCTCCGGTAACGCCGACAACGCCTTGAACGCCGGTAGCACCGGTAACGCCGACAGCGCCTTGAACACCGGTAGCGCCGGTAACGCCGACAGCGCCTTGAACGCCGGTAGCACCGGTAACGCCAACAGCGCCTTGAACGCCGGTAGCACCGGTAACGCCAACAGCGCCTTGAACACCGGTAGCGCCGGTAACGCCGACAGCGCCTTGAACGCCGGTAGCACCGGTAACGCCAACAGCGCCTTGAACTCCGGTAGCACCGGTTACGCCGACAACGCCTTGAACGCCCGTAGCTCCGGTAACGCCGACGTTGCCTTGAATGCCTTGAGGACCGGTAGGGCCGGTTGCGCCCTGAGCCCCTTGAACGCCAGTGGCACCGGTTACGCCAACAGCGCCTTGAACACCAGTGGCACCGGTAACGCCGACAGCGCCTTGAACGCCTGTAGCACCAGTGACGCCGACGTTACCTTGAACTCCCGTAGGGCCTGTAACCCCTTGAAGTCCGGCGACTGAAATATTCCAAGAAGCGTAAGTTCCGGAACCAACCGTCAAACTGACATCTATGGTAAGGCTTGTACCACTATAAGCGGTAACTCGACCTTCCATCAAAACATTGGGGGTAAGAGGATAAACCGCCCGAAGATACTGTCCAACTACATACCCAAGGTTGGCTTGAGTAGTGAAGACCTTGGAACCGGTTCCGATTGCAAGTGAAGTAGTGGAAGTACCTGAGTATCCCGGACCAGTTGCGCCGGTAACGCCTACAACACCGGTTGCACCAGTTACACCGACAACGCCAGTAGCACCAGTAACGCCAACGGCACCTTGAACGCCAGTTGCACCGGTTACGCCAACAGGACCTTGAACGCCGGTAGCACCGGTAACGCCGACAACGCCTTGAACTCCAGTAGCGCCGGTGACACCGACATTACCTTGAATGCCTTGAGGACCGGTAGGTCCAGTAGCGCCTTGAGGTCCTTGAACGCCCGTAGCTCCGGTTACGCCAACGACGCCTTGAACGCCCGTTGCACCGGTTACGCCAACGGCACCAGTTGCACCGGTAACGCCGACAGGACCTTGAACGCCGGTAGCACCGGTAACGCCAACATTACCCTGAATGCCTTGAGGACCGGTAGGTCCAGTAGCGCCTTGAGGTCCTTGAACGCCCGTAGCTCCGGTAACGCCAACGACGCCGGTAGCGCCGGTTACGCCGACATTGCCTTGAACTCCCGTAGGGCCGGTAGCGCCCTGAACTCCAGCCGCAGAGATATTCCAAGAAGCGAGGGTTCCGGAACCAGACGTTAGGGTTACGTTTACTGTTAAACTCGTACCGCTGTAAGCGGTGACCTGACCCTCCATCCAGTTCGTTGCCGTTACAGTGCTAACTGCACGGACGTACTGACCAACCACATAGGCCAAGTTAGCTTGAGTGGTGAAGACCTTTGAACCAGTCCCGATTGCGAGCGAAGTAGTGGAAGTAGCGTAGTAACCGGGGCCAGTGGCGCCGGTCACACCGACAACACCCGTAGCGCCGGTAACGCCGACAACACCGGTAGCACCGGTTACACCAACAGGTCCTTGAACTCCGGTAGCGCCGGTGACACCAACAACGCCAGTGGCGCCAGTAACGCCGACGTTGCCTTGGGGGCCAGTAGGTCCAGTGGCGCCTTGGGGGCCTTGAACTCCAGTAGCGCCGGTAACGCCAACAACACCGGTAGCGCCGGTAACACCGACATTGCCTTGGGGGCCGGTAGGTCCGGTAGCGCCTTGAGGGCCTTGAACGCCGGTAGCGCCGGTAACACCAACAACGCCGGTTGCACCAGTGACGCCAACAGGACCTTGAACGCCTGTGGCACCAGTGACGCCGACAACACCTTGAGGACCGGTAGGTCCAGTAGCGCCTTGAGGTCCTTGAACTCCGGTAGCGCCGGTAACGCCAACAACACCTTGAACGCCAGTAGCGCCGGTAACACCAACAGCGCCGGTTGCACCAGTTACGCCAACAGGACCTTGAACGCCGGTAGCGCCAGTGACGCCGACAACACCTTGAGGACCGGTAGGTCCAGTAGCGCCTTGAGGTCCTTGAACTCCGGTAGCGCCGGTAACGCCAACAACACCTTGAACGCCGGTAGCGCCGGTAACACCAACGGCGCCGGTTGCACCAGTTACGCCAACAGGACCTTGAACGCCGGTAGCGCCGGTTACACCAACAGGACCTTGAACACCCGTAGCGCCAGTAACGCCAACGGCACCCGTTGGACCTGTCGAACCCTGAACACCTTGAACGCCCGTAGCACCGGTAACACCTACGACACCTTGAGGGCCGGTAGGTCCAGTGGCGCCTTGAATGCCTTGAACACCGGTAGCACCGGTAACGCCGACACCAGTGGGTCCGGTTGATCCTTGAGCCCCCGTCGCACCGGTAGGACCGACGATGAACGTGTTGGTAACCCAACTCGTTCCATTCCACTTCCACGACCAACCGTTGTAGGTGTAGACTTGGTTAAGTGTTGGACTGGAAGGGAAATTCAGGGCCATGATTTTTGAGAATTAGCTCAGACCGATGCCCATCGCTACGAACGTGTTCGTACCAACACAAAGGATCGTAGCAACTCCACGTTGAGCAAGGGTGCGATTTCCCGTGGTAGCGGTGCCACCAAGGTACATCGTAACTGAACTACCTTGTGTGATGGTTTGATTGGAACCGCTGTTGTTGTAAACGCTAACTACGTCTCCCGAAGAGAAGATCGAAGCGGGAACCGTCACACCTCCGGTGGTGATGTTGATGTACTTACCAACATCGGTAGCGGCCAAAGTGTAAGCAGAGCCTTGAGCGTTGGGCGGAACATTGGACGGACCAGTTGCTCCCGTGGCACCCTGAGGACCCACGGAACCTGTAAGGGCATCGACCCATTGGCCACCGTCTTGATCGACGTACCAAATCTGAATAGTGCCGGTTTCGGTGTTCCAATAAAGGTCTCCGTCTACAGGGCTGGGAGGCTGAACACCCGTGGTAGGAATATTCGATCCACCGGTAGCGCCGGCAGGGCCCGTAGGACCCGTAGCGCCTTGAACACCTGTTGGACCTTGAACGCCAGTTGCACCGGTAACACCAACAGGCCCCGTAGGACCGGTTGCGCCTTGAGGACCTTGAACACCGGTGGCGCCGGTAATTCCGACACCAGTAGCACCGGTAACACCGACAGGTCCTGTAGCGCCAGTAACACCAACAGGGCCTTGAACGCCTGTAGCACCGGTTACACCGACGGCACCAGTAGCTCCAGTGACACCAACAACACCGGTAGCGCCGGTAACACCAACGACACCCGTTGCTCCAGTTACACCAACGGCACCTGTGGCACCGGTGACGCCGACAGGACCTTGAACGCCCGTGGCACCGGTAACGCCGACATTACCTTGAGGACCGGTGGGACCTGTAGCGCCTTGAATGCCTTGGACTCCCGTAGCACCGGTAACACCAACAGCACCAGTTGCGCCGGTAACACCGACAACACCCGTAGCACCGGTAACACCAACAACACCCGTCGCGCCGGTTACACCAACGGCACCCGTGGCACCGGTGACGCCTACAACACCCGTCGCGCCGGTTACACCAACGGCACCCGTGGCACCGGTGACGCCTACAACACCCGTAGCACCGGTAACACCGACAACACCCGTAGCGCCGGTAACACCAACGGCGCCTGTGGCACCAGTGACACCAACAACACCCGTAGCGCCGGTAACACCAACGGCGCCTGTGGCACCAGTGACACCAACGGCACCTTGAGGGCCAGTAGGACCAGTGACGCCGGTTACACCTTGGGCGCCCGTAGGACCTTGAATTCCGGTCGCACCAGTAGTGCCTTGTGCGCCCGTCGCGCCAGTAGGCCCAACGATAAGGGTGTTAGTAACCCATGCCGAGCCATTCCACCTCCACGACCAACCGTTGTAAGTGTAGACCTGATCTAGGGTCGGACTACTGGGAAAATTTAAGGCCATGATAAGTTAGGATATACCCCCTCCAGAGATGACAAACACGTTGGAATTTACGCACAAGAGCGTACAGAGTCCGTACTGAGCAAGAGTTCTGTTTCCAGTGGTAGCAGTCCCCGCGAGGCGAACGGTGACGCCAGAACTGGTGATTGTCTGACTTGAACCGCTGTTATTGTAGACGCTGATTACATCTCCGATTGCGAACACGTTGGCCGGAACCGTAACTCCTCCGGTCGTGATGCTCACATGCTTACCAGCGTCGCTCGCCTGTAGCGTGTAAGAACTGGTCTGAGCGTTTTGCGGAACATTGCTGGGACCAGTGGCGCCAGTGGCGCCCGCAACACCAGCCGATCCGGCAAGAGCATTCACCCACTGACCGCCATCGACATCGACGTACCAAATGTAGATGTTACCGTCTTCAGAATTCCAATACAGGTCTCCATCAACTGGAGCGGGAGGATTGGACGGTGAAATGTCGATGTTGGTGCTTCCGGTGGCGCCCGCAGGACCCGTGGGACCAGTTGCACCAGTGGAGCCGGCAACGCCGGTTGCACCCGTAACACCCGCACCGGTTGCGCCGGTAACACCTTGAGGACCCGTTGCACCAGTGGAGCCGGCAACGCCGGTTGCACCCGTAACACCCGCACCGGTTGCGCCGGTAACACCTTGAGGACCCGTTGCACCAGTGGAGCCGGCAACACCGGTGGCGCCAGTTACGCCAACTCCAGTTGCGCCGGTTGCGCCTTGAGCGCCCGTAGCTCCTTGAACACCCGTAGCGCCAGTAACGCCAACACCAGTAGCGCCGGTAACGCCCTGAGCACCCGTGGCACCCTGAACGCCGGTCTGTCCTTGAACACCGGTAGCACCCGTAACACCGATTGCACCTTGAGGGCCGGTTGCTCCGGTAACACCTTGAACACCCTGCGGACCGGTGGCGCCAGTAACACCGATCAAACCTTGGGCGCCCGTAGCTCCAGTCGGACCAGCTACACCGGTCGCGCCCGTCGCGCCCATTTGGGTGTAGGTTACCTGAGCAACCGTAAGAATGACGGAGGGAACCGCCGGTGAAGGCGCATCCGCGTCCAAATGCTCAAGTTGGATGTTGGTGTTATCGGTATCCCAATAAAGCTCTATCGTGTCACCCGCATCAACGGTGAGTAAGAAATTCCAAGCGGCTACAACGTAGGGGTTATTTGTACCTACGAGTACGACCGTGGATGTTTCCGGCAATGCTATGCCGTTTTGGACCAACCAAATCCGGACACGTTCTCCACCGCCACCGCCACCAGTGTTGTGGAGTTGAGCGGAAAACTGGATGTTGTAAGTGCCCGCGTATCCGAAAAGAATTTCGGTATTGGACTGGATCGATACACCGTTAG